GTTCGGCTCTTGGGTTGTTGGATAGAAATCTAACGACTGAGCAGGACCATATACAGTATAAAACGGCTAAAGGAGTATTTGAAATGGGAGGTAATACCCACATAGATTACTCTTTAACTGGACCCGGATTGTGCGGAACGTTGCTAGTTGACCCTAACATCGGAATCATCGGCATGCATGTTGCTGGTGATGGAACTATCGGAACAGCTATCGTTTTCTCAAAAAGTATTATAGAAGATATTAGTAATATTTTGGGAAAGGATAGGCACATTCATGAAAAGGAAATACAACCCGTTGATGATATTGAATTTAGCGGCCTACAAGTCGATAATGAACTATATCATCATGTACCTGGAAAAACAAGTCTTAGGCCAAGCCCTTTACATGGCATGGTTATACCAACTAAACACCCGGCTAATTTGAGTGCTTTTGGTCCTAAGACAGTAGAAAAGATGGCGAAAAAGTCATTTAAGAAGATACCCGTTATACCCAGTGAAGAGCTGAGTTATGCGGAAGATTGTCTCAGGACAATTATCCCCTTGTTTGAAGATGTCTCTGACTTTGAAATAGTCAAGGGCAGTGAGTTTATGGCCGGACTCAATAAAGAATCGGTCAATGGTTTTGGTCTTGAAAAGGAAAAAGAATACTACATAGACTTCGAGAAAGGAGAAATCAGACCCAATATGATAGAAATAATGGAGCAATTCAGAAAGGATATCATAGAGGGCAAAGTTCGTATAGAAGATGTTTTGTATTATGAAACATTGAAAGATGAATTACGACTCGAAGCCAAAGTGGATAAACCAAGGTCTTTCCGAGTATGTCGCCTACCCATAATATTATGGACTAAGCGTTTACTCGGCGATTTGTTTAGGAAAACTGTTCGTAATCGGAACTTTAATCAAATCGCCATAGGGGTGAACCCGTATACCGAATGGCAGAGACTTTATGATAAAATAACATCATGTGATGAAGTCTTTGACGGTGATATAGGTTCCTTTGATGGAAAGCAAGCAGCGCAAATACAGGATTTAGTTAACCGGCTGGTCAAGGAAAGATACCGAGGCAACTATCCCGAAGTCTTGGAATTTATACTTGAACAGGTCGTGAGGTCGTGGGTGCTAGTGAGGAATAAGTTATTTCAAACTAGTCATTCTATGCCCTCCGGCAGTTGGGTTACAGGCTTGTTTAACAGTTATTATAACAGATGTTATTCAGCGTGTACTCTGAAAAGACAAGCTACATTACGACATATGAAATCCTCAGTCTCGTGGTTTCATGAGATTATGGATGAAGTGTGTGGTGATGATAAGCTGTGTGGTGCTAAAGGAACTCTAACGGAGTTGTTTAATGCACTTACTGTGAAGGAGTTTTTTAACTCTATCGGGATGGATTTCACCGATGGAGCTAAAGGAGAGATTACTCAGAAATCCAAAAGCGTTTCAGAACTTTCGTTTTTAAAAAGAAGTTTTAGATATCATCCTGAGTTACGTCGTGTGATGGGGCCTTTGTCAAAGGAGACCCTTGAGAACAGCGTAATGTGGTTAGATAGTAAGAAAGATATGGAAGAAGTCATGTTTGGTAAATTGTCTTCCTTTCAAAGGGAGATGTATTTGCATGAAGATGGTGAGAAATATGTTGATAATATAGAAAAGGAGTGTCGAAATAGAGGTATTTCCTTTAAAAGACTTTCCAGAGAGTATTTGAAATATATTTTTGAGAATGAACCAGAAGAAGCTTACAATCAATATCTACAGGATAATGGAAAAAACTTTGATATTTATAATAATTAGTTTAGTGTGTAAATAATTCGTTCAAAAAGAGATTTTTTTAAGTTTTGATTTTATTTTCTTGCGTAGTTTTACATATTTTAAAAATTTCACCTGCTTGGCTTATGGTAATAAAGTCAGCTAGTAAAAATTACCACATCAAATAATAATAATAATAATAATAATAATAATAATAATAATAATAATTTAACACAACATTTTAATCAAACGGAAGACTCATCTGAGGTTGAAGTTAGAATGAGTAGTGGAGGAGAAAGCGAAATAACCCCTCAGGTTTATGGAGCTTCTTCTACAATTCAGACAAGGAGTATTGATGAGGTACCAACCATTTATCCGATCTTGGATGAAGGAAGTTTGGATCAATGTATGCATATTGATGTAAAACCATGGATAAATAGACCATTTTATTGTACAACGATTCCGTGGACTACGTCTTCTACTAGATTTTCTAGTTTGACTCCAGCTAACTTTTTCCGTATGCCTGCTGACGTGAT